CGTATCTCCCGACAAAGTGAGAAGAGGACAAAATCCAAACAACTATTTTATTTGTGATGATTGGGCGAGTAGAATCGATGTGCGTGACATTCCAAGATATCATCCAACTTGCTCAGACCGATGCCAATTATTTGTTTATGAGGTTGAGTGTTTGGGCCAAGATTGGTATCCGCTTCCAAAATATACATCAGCTTTAAACTTTGCCTACCTATCCGGTGAGTTAAGTTACTTCGCTAAATCAAACATTCAGAACAGTGTGTTCCCGTCATTCGCAATGATGTTCCCTAAGCGACCACAGTCGGAAGAGGAGAAAAATGTTCTTCGTTCCACAATGGACAAGATGAAAGGAGCTCACAACGCAGGACGTAGTGTTGCATTTTTTGCCAATTCTTTGGACCAATTACCGAAGATTGAAAGCATTCCAATTAACTCAAACGATAAACTATTCCAAGAAGCATCGGGATTGAATACCGAGCAGATTTGTTTTGCTCATACAATAGATCCAATACTGATGGGAGTTCGCACAACGGGATCCCTTGGCTCAGGAAGTGACATCAAACAAGCATATGTGATATTCGAAAAGAACGTGGTAATGCCATTGAGAGAGCAGGTATCCGATATCTTCAATGAGATACTTCGTATTGCAAAAGTCAACGCAGATTTCATGGTCAACAACTTCCAAATCATCAATGAAACAATCGTTGAGGTGGAGGGTGATGCATCCAAAACACAAGATGCATTGAATGCTATGAGTCCATTGGTGGCAACAAAGGTTCTTGATACCATGACACCAAATGAAGTGAGAGCTCTCGCATCGTTACCTCCATTGGATGGAGGGGATGTGATTGCAAGTAATCAACCTCAAACACCTCAAGCATAATGTTGTATTTTATCACCGAAACCTATCTCAAAACAAACACACCAATCACTGCCAATGTGGATGTGACTGATGTGACTCCATACATTGCGACTCAAGCACAATTGAGAGTGATGCCGATACTTGGAACAGTATTCTATGATGACTTATTGACCAAGTACAATGCTCAGACATTAGATCCCGATGAGGAAATATTGGTGGCATTCATTCAACCGGTGATTGCTTGGCGTTCAGCTGAGGATGCAGTATTTGGATTGACTTACCAACTCAAGAACAAAGGACTTCAAACTCAATTTGGTGATAACTCATCGAGTGTATCGCGTTCAGAGGTTGCATTTGGCATGGAGCACTATGCTCAGAAGGCATCATTCTTTGAAATGAGATTGATTAAGTACCTGGTGAAGAACAAAGCATTGTATCCTGTGTTCACGAGTCATGAGAATCGAGATACGGATTTAAGACCTCAAATCGATTGCCTAATGTGTACAGGAAATTGCTTCATGAATGGAGTTTGGTCATGTGGCTATCCAACGGATAACGGTTATAACAATTCAATCTTGGTTTTGTGAGGCAAAATGTTATGATATTGTTTGCTTCGTTTTGGGCGGTACTTTCACCGGTCATGCCGATGATATACTTGGCAATGTTAGCCATCACAATTGATACCTGCTTCGGTATTTGGCGATCAGTAAAAAAGGGAGGATGGAAAGCCTTCCAATCTCGCAGATTATCAGACACAATCTCCAAGTCATTACTTTACGGTGGAGCGATTATGTTCACCTTCTTGATTGAGAAGTACATCGCAGGGGATATCATCGCTCAGTTCATCTCGGTTGAGCTTATAATGACCAAAGTATTCGCATTCTTTTGCGTGATGGTTGAGATAAAGTCAATCAACGAATCATATGAGAGTGTGACCGGCAAGAATGTACTCGCAGCTCTTCGCAAATTTATCACCAGGACAAAAACGAACTTAGATGAATTTAAGTAAGCACGTAACACTCGCAGAATTCGAGGCATCCGGTACAGCAACCAACCATTCAATCCTTAACAAGATGAATGAGTTCGAAATTGAACGTGCCAAGCTATTATGTGAGAAGGTATTCGAGCCACTTAGAGTTCATATGGGAGGGCCAATTCGAATCAATAGCGGATATAGAAGCATCGCAGTTAATAAAGCGTGTGGTGGCTCTAAAACGTCACAACATTGTTTAGGCGAGGCAATGGACATCAACATCGGAAGCAAAGGATTTCATTTCATCAAGGACAATCTAATCTTTGACCAATTGATTTGGGAATTTGGAACGGATAAAGAGCCATCGTGGGTACACGTTTCATACAGCAAAGCAAGAAATCGCAAACAAGTCCTTAAAGCAATCAAGCAAAATGGGAAAACTAAGTACATTAATTTTTAGCATCCTCCTGGTATCGTGTTCAGCTGAACATCATTTGAACAAAGCAATCAAAAAAGGATACAAATGTGAGGAGGTATCCGATACACTTCGCATCACATCGGTTGATTCATTTCCCGTGATCGTAAACAACGAAATTGTTTGGGAGAAATTCATCACTCAAAAGGACACCGTGGTAATGTGGAAGACGCAGTATATTCCACGCACCCGTTGGGAGAAAAAAATAGAATATAAATTGAAAAGAGATACTATCCGCCAAATTCAAAAGGTGGAAGTTGCCAAATATAAGAGCGAGAAAAAAGGGAAGGCGAATATTTGGTTGTTTGTCATAGGATTTGGACTCGGATTATTCACCAAATACCTTTTTAAATATGCTCAAAAAGCACTCTAAAAACATTCACGAGCTTCACCTTGATGGAGCAACCGTTCAACTTGCAATGATGTCCGACCTTCACTGGGACAATCCAAAATGCGATTGGGATTTATTGAAACGTGATTTTGATTACTGCCTTGAGAATGATATCAAGGTCATGGTGAATGGTGACTTCTTTTGTTTGATGCAAGGGAAAGGTGATAAACGAGGAAACAAGTCCGACATACGACCTGAGCACAACAACGCAAAGTATTTGGATTCAATCGTTGAAACCGCGGTTGAATGGTTTAGTCCATATGCTCACATCCTTACAGTGATTGGATACGGAAATCATGAAACTGCCATCATAAAGTATCAAGAAACGGACATCCTTCAAAGATTCGTTGACCTACTAAACTATAAGAATGGAAGCAACGTAATGACCGGAGGATATGGTGGATGGTTGATACTTCGCCAGGCATATGATACCAACTCAATCACTACAACTAAATTAAAATACTTCCATGGCTCAGGTGGTGGAGGTATCGTGACCAAGGGAGCAATCAACTTGACCAGGGCATTGGAAACATACGAGGACTTCGATATCTTCTCAATGGGACACATCCACGAGAATGCTTGTCGTAATGATGTGAGAGATACGGTGATTCATTCACCCAAGCATGGATATGTCAACCATCACAAAAACATTCACCTCATGTTGACCGGAACTTATAAAGAGGAATACGGTGATGGCTCCAAAGGATGGCACGTTGAACGTGGAGCTCCCATCAAACCAACGGGAGGTCGTATTTTGAAAATCAACTGCAAAGAAATAAAGAAGGAAGGCATAAGAAAAATGTACAAAAGTATCGATTCAATCAAATTTCCTTTGTAAATTAGCAACTCATTAGCGTGTGTAATTGGGGGTATCGGAAACGGTACCTCTTTTTTTTGTCACATATTTAGCAAGTATTTGCGACAAGCAAATTGACATTCTAGCGGACATTTACCCTTGTTCTGTTTATTTTATCGGACATTTACCCTTGTTCTATTACAAGAATGTAACATATTTATCCTTGTTTTGTTACAAACATTTGCCACTATTTTGATTTATTGGCATTTGTATACCTAGACAAATCATAGTTTAATGTGATTCTACATATTATTTTATTCATAAGTGGCTTTATAAAGGCCGAAAACATATTATAATGTGCTTTTTTGTACAAGTTATTATATCCTTTCGGGTATAAATTCTATACATCATACCTATTTTATACGCTATCGGGTATAATTAAGTTAATTTCCCATACATGAATACCCCATCGGGTATAGTATTTACAATTAATTTTGTTCAAAACTGAAAAAAAAGTTAAAAAAGTTTTGCATTTGTGAAACCTTTCATATCTTTGTGGAGTAAACAATTAAAAAAACGCTATGAAAAAACAAGAAATGATTAAAATTATGATTGCAGAGGAAAAGCAATTATGGGACGACTTAATGGAATGTATTAAAAAGTTAGGCGTTCACGATCCTATCACAGATTCCGCTACAGCTAGATGGACAGCTGTCAATAAATTAGTATGTAAACTTAGAGGGATATGAAAACACTAAACGAAAATCAAAAGGACATCCTTGGCACTGTTGTGGCCTTGTCATTATTTTGGGCTGTAATCGGTTATTTATCGATTAACCAAGGAAACTATTGCCAAAGCAATAAAGTCCCGCAAATCGAAGAAAAACAAACCCAAAGCCCCGTATTAGAGAAGTATGGGGAATTAATTACTAAACACTCAGCGAAATGAATTGGAAAAAAGAAGTAGAGAGAATTGATTTGGACTTCATGGATGTGGACAACTGCTCAATGGAAGCTCACTATAAGATTGGAGCAATATACTTCCGCATTAATATTGAATGGTGGAAAAACAACTACGATTTTGAAACCGCTCGATATGACATTGACATCAAGATGGTGGATGGAGTATGGTGGACTGATGAGGAGCCAACCGATAAGGTCATGGAGTTCGGTCCAGGATACAAGGAATGGATGCTCAACATGATTGAATGCCTAATGGATGAGAGAGATTTCCTTGATGAATATACTTGGGGTAATGATAACGATGATATTGATTGGGAAGAATATGGTATTTAGAATCCAACGGATGAAAAGGTTTTGGACAACCAAGTCATCACATGAATACATTAGAGGTACATTCAATGAGGAATTGTACAAAAGAATTTGTGAAATAAAATTTAATCAGAAGCTATGAGCTACAAAAGAAAAGAAAACTACGAAGCTTCAATGCTTGGAATTGCCATAAGTTTGGGAATGGTCGCAGTTTTAGGAATCATTAAAATTATCACGCTATGTATAAATTAAGTTATTGCTCAGGGAAAACAGTCATCCAATCCTGGACCTTCCCATCCAAGGCATTGTGTTATTGGAAGAAATCGGAGCTATTGAATCAAGGATTGTGTACGGTTGGGAAGTTTAAAGTTGAGGCGGTATGAAAGTAATTAATGAACACAAGTTCAAATATAATTGGACTTTAAAAGATGCGAATTTTACTAAGGATAAAGGAAAAATATTTTCTTGTTTCGCTTGTGGGGGGGGGTCAACCATGGGTTATAAATTAGCTGGGTTTGATGTTATTGGCCATAATGATATTGATGCAAGAATGATTGAAGTTTATAGAACAAATCACAATCCTAAGTTTTCATTTCTTGAAAGTATTACAACTTTTGCCAAAAGAAAAGATTTACCAAAAGAACTTTATGAATTAGATATTTTGGATGGATCACCACCATGTAGCAGTTTTTCAATGGCTGGTAATCGTGAAAAAGATTGGGGTAAAGATAAAGTTTTTAGAGAAGGACAAGCTATGCAAGTTTTAGATACTTTATTTTTTGATTTTATTGATTTGGCAAAAGAATTACAACCAAAAGTTGTCGTTGCTGAAAATGTAAAAGGTTTATTAATGGGTGCGGCTAAAAGTTATGTGATTGCAATATACAAAGCATTTGATGAAGCAGGTTATACATGCCAGCACTTTTTATTAGATGCAAGTAAAATGGGTGTTCCTCAACGTAGAGAGCGTGTTTTTTTTATAGCATTAAGAAAAGATTTATCTAATCAATTTATGGAGCAAAAAGATATGTTTACTATGTTACCAAAAATAGAAATGAATTTTAATGAATCACCAATTACATTTGGAGTAATTAAAGAAAATAATGCTGAAATAACAAAAGAAAATAAACTTGCAAATAGTGAAAAAATACGATGGGATTTAAAACAATTTGGAGATAATTCTTTAGCTGATTGTGATATGAGATTAAGAGGTAAAAACAGTTTTTTTAACCAATCATTTATTTATAATGAAAAAGTTTTACAAACATTAACTGCAACTAAAATAGGTTGGAATATATTATTTGATGAACCTCGTAAATGTTCAAAATTAGAATTTTGTTTGGGTGGCAGTTATCCATTAGATTATAATTTTATGGAAAATGAAACAGGTTACCTTGTTGGAATGAGTGTGCCTCCGGTAATGACTGCTCAAATAGCATCAAATATTTATGATCAATGGTTAAGTAAATTATGAAAAACACAACTAAACTAATCGCATTGTGCGGAATCCTTCCAGTGCTTGGTGACTTCATTGAGGACATGAATGATGAGAAGATATTCACCAAGGCAATCAAGATGAGGGCCAACCATCTCCTCGATGAGATTCGACGAAGTGACAAGAGATTGCTCGATGATGCCGGAGCAGAGATATGGAATCAGCAAATGGATATACAAATGGCCTTTCGACAATGGCTACAACAAACGGAAGATGAACAAGAACGAGAAAATTAATGCAATCAAGCATATCATCCAACGAGATGGATTGAATGTAAAGAGTAGACATCAAGTATTAACAATGAGGAGGAGATATCTAATGACTGAATTGAGAGCATTGAATCTACCATTCGAGGCAATCGGTGAACTATTCAATCGCGATCACGCAACTGCCATACACAACATCAAACAACATCATTGGTCAGTTGAGAGCGGAGATACATATTACATATCAGTTATCCAGGATGATATTGATGAGCTTCAAGGAAGTGCTCATGTCAAGAAATTACGATTTTTGAGAGATGATATTCTCAAATGCAATTCATACAACCAACTAAAATCAATCAAAAGAAGAGTGTTGAGAGGCGAATATGATGAGCTATTAATACATGATGCGTGACGATATGACGATGCTCTTATATACCTACTCTATACAACAAGTCATTTTTTAGGAATGGGCATCGAGTTTTTTTATCGTCACATCGTCACGCTTTTGCTGAAAGTCAACACCAGTATAGGATATAGGCGTGACAATAACATTTCAACATCGTCACGGATTGACATTTTTTTACCTATCTTTGTCACAAATAACACACACGCAAATGAAAGTATCAGTTTTTAAGAATCTTTTTAGCTCAAAAGATACACCGTATGAGCTCACAATTCATGACATATACCAACGCATTAAGGTTGGGAATCATGAGTTAATTTCAAAAATAAATAAAATCCGTTCACTTGATAAAAGTGATTCAGAGCATGACCGATTGAAGTCATCATTGAATGCGATTATGTTCAATGGGATATTCTCGGAAAGAAATGACAATTCATTGGTTGAACATTCCGGATTGTGCGTATTGGATTTTGACCAATATCCAACCAAAGAAGCAATGGATGCAGAGAGAGCTCGATTGATTGATGATAAGCACGTCATGATGGTATTCACCTCTCCAGGTGGAAATGGATTGAAGGCGGTGATTAGTATTCCCAAATCAGATAAGTTAGAACACAAGAGAAGATTCACCGCATTCGGGAAATACTTCCAATCGGATTATTTTGATGTAAAGAATTCAAATGTATCTCGTGTTTGTTTTGAGAGTTACGATCCGAAAATATACTTCAATGAGTTTTGTCAAGTATGGGAGGGCATTGAAACTGATGAGGGATACAATTACACTGAACGTACTCCAACCTGCGTGTTGAATGATGAGGATAAGATTATCTCATTGATTGAACGATTTGACCATGGATGCAGATTCGAGGAAGGAAGTCGAAATCACTTTGTTTTCAAGTTGGCTTGTGTCATGTGTGAATATGGCATTGATAAGGCAACCACTGAACAGTACATATGGACTAAGTATTGCCAAGGCACGAGCTTCAACCATGGTGAAATGGTAACATCCATCAATTCAGCATACAAAAAAGCAACATTCTCAACAAAATACTTTGAGGATAAGGATACCTTCCATAAGGTCAAACAAAAACTCAAGTCGGGAATCACAAAGGATGATATCAAGAAACAGTTGGGAGTCGCTGATGACATCATCGATGATATAAAGGAAGAGATTGCATCCGGTGATGATGTGTTTTGGATGGTGGACTCAAAAAAAGGAATACAAATCGAGCCAATTAAGTACAGTGAGTTCCTGGTGAAGAGTGGATTCAACAAATACTATCCGGAGAATGCTGAACGACCGACATTTGTGAGGGTGAAAGAGAATAAAGTCCGATTGAGTTCCACTGAGCAAATCAAAGATTATGTTTTGAACTACCTTCTCGATAAGAATGAGGTCAATGTTTGGAATTACTGCTCACGATCACCATATCTCTTCAATGAGAATCACCTGAACATGATTGACTCGATTGATATCTTCATGCTCCAGGATACAAAGGATTCATCATTCATCCCATTCAAGAATGGAGTGGTGAAAGTATCCAAGAATGATGTGAAGGTGATGAGTTATATTGATGTGGATGGATACATTTGGGAGAATCAAATCATTCAACGTGATTTCACACCAATCAAGGACTCAACAAATGACTTTGAGGATTTCGTTAAAAAGGTATCTGCCAATGACGATGTGAGAATCATGTCGCTTGAAACAACCTTGGGATATTTGATTCATTCCTTTAAAGATAAGACCGACCAAAAGGCAATCATCTTCAATGACCAAGAGATTGATGACAATCCAAATGGGGGAAGTGGGAAGTCATTGATGTTGGCAGCTCTCGGATACTTTCGAAGAGTGGTCAAGATTGATGGTAAGGCATTCAATCCTGGAAAGAGCGATTTCGTTTATCAGCGAGTTAACTTGGATTCTCAAATTCTTGCATTCGATGATGTCAAAAGGAACTTTGATTTTGAGCAGTTATTTTCAATCATCTCGGAAGGAATAACAGTCAACCGTAAAAATAAGGATGAGATATTTATTCCATTCGAGAGGTCACCAAAGATTGTCATCACAACCAACTATGTGATAAGTGGAGCAGGAAGCTCACATGACCGGAGAAGGCATGAGCTTGAATTCTTTCAATACTTCCATTCAAGACGATCACCACTGGATGAGTATGGAAGATTGCTCTTTGACTCATGGGGTGATGATGATTGGATTCGCTTTGACAATTACATGATTAAGAATCTTCAATCTTTCCTATCTAATGGATTGACCAAATCAATCTCAATCAATGCCGATGCGAAGAGATTCATTCAATCCACATCGAAGGACTTTTATGATTGGACTGAGGAGGGTAATCTTGCACTCAACATCTTCCATTACAACAGTGGAGTGATGCAACAGTTCACATCAGAATTTAATGGATACAAAGAATTGGAATCAAGGAAATTCCTCAAGTGGGTAGCTGAATATGCTAATGTGAAAGGATTAATCATGAGCAAAGGAAGGAATCACAATGGAAGATACTTTGAATTGAGTATACCAGGAGTGCAGGTTGAGAAACCAAAGGATGATATTTGGGATGAGTTAAACGATAAAGCAAAAGAGATATGAATGAATCAGCAGTAAAATTTTATTCTGAAAACGCAATGAAATTAGAGATAGAAAGGTTAAAAGGTAAAATTTCAACGGGAGAAATGCTTAGTAAATTATCAATTATATTGATAGAAGCCAAAGAAATGGAAAAACAACAAAAACTTGAAAAGCAATTATTTATCGGTAAAGTATCCGAGATAATTGGATTTGATAAGACAGTGGAACTATTAAGAGAATCAAAACAAGCAATAGAAAAGATATGACAAAAGCAAACAAAGAACGAATCAAGGACCTCGAACGAGCTCTCACACGAGCGAAGTACCCGAAGATGCCATACATCGATTCATTCCTCACAAATTGGCAAGATAATTCAGCGAATGCACTCACCAAATCAATCTGCGGATTCCTTCAGATGAGTGGATGCCAAGCGGAGCGAATCAATACGATGGGAGTGTATCGCAAGAAATACCGCACCGATGGAGTAGAGATGGGAGGACAATGGACCAAAGGAACGGGAACACCAGGCTCCGCAGATATCTCAGCAACCATTCGAGGTCGCTCAGTCAAGATTGAGGTGAAGTATGGGAAGGATAGGCAATCAGATGCACAAAAAGTATATCAAAAAATGATTGAAGATGCTGGAGGAGTGTACTATATCTCAAGAACTTTTGATGATTTCATCGAATTTTATGATGAATTTATTGCCAATCTAAAATAGTTTATTATCTTTATTGAAAATTAACACGCTAAATAATGGAAAAGAACACGAAAACAGTCGCAACGCTGTATCAAAAGTTGCACACTGCTAAGCAGCAGATTGGAAAGGTAGCAAAGAATGCTACGAATCCACATTTCAAAAAGTCGTATGCCGATATCAATGCACTGCTCACCGCAGTCGAGCCAATTCTTTTGGAGAATGGATTGATTCTACTTCAGCCAATAGTTGGAAATGATGTGGTGACGAGAATCATTGACATCGATTCAGGTGAAATGGTTGAGTCATTCATGACTTTGCCGATTATAACTGATCCACAAAAGGTATTGAGTGCGGTGACTTACTTCCGAAGAGGAACATTGCAGTCATTGTTGTCACTTCAAGCGGTAGATGATGATGGAAAGGCAGCATCGATTGCAGTCGCACCGGTTAAACCTGCATTGGACAATGCGAGATTCGAATCCGCAGTGGCATCCATTCAAGCAGGAAAGTACACAAAGGAGCAATTGATTGAGAAATGGTCATTGACTGAGGTACAACTTAAAGCTCTTGAATTATGAAGTGGCATCCATCCTCCATCGGCAAGTTGATGACCAATGGCCGAGGCAAGAATGAAATGGGAGCAACCGCGAAGAGCTACATCAAGCAAATTGCTAAGGAAAACTTCTACGGATACCGCAGTCAAATCAATTCCAAGTACATTGATAAGGGATTGATGCAAGAGCAGGATTCAATTGACCTAGTTAACACCGTGCGATTCGAGGGATACGTCAAGAACACCGTGCGAATGGTTGATGAGCTGATGACCGGAGAGTGCGACATCATCACAAACGATTCAATCATCGATATCAAAACATCTTGGTCATTGGATACCTTTCCAGTGATGGCAGAGGATGGATACGATGCAATCTATGAGTGGCAGTTGAGAGCTTACATGAGGCTATACGACAAACCTAAGGCAGAATTAATCTATTGCATGGTAACTACATCCAACGAGCTACTAAACGAGTGGGAGAACTTAGATATTCACCGCGTTGACCATATTGCACCGGAGAAGAGAATCACCGTACTTTCATTTGATCGTGATGAGGCTAAGGAGCAGGAGATGGTTGAGAGATTGGAGTTATGTACTGAGTATTATAATGAGTATTATAAATTATTGGAAGCGAAATGAAAATAACAATAGAACAATACGAACACACGGTAACCTACTCAGTCAAACACAACGATGTTTCAATGGATGAGATGTTAGAAATATTTGAAAGAATGCTACAAGCTACTGGCTATGTATTCAGCGGACACCTTGATATAGTAGATGATAGTACAGAGTTTAGTCAAGTGACAACCCATTACAGAGATGGTACAATCGAACAAGAATAAGTCCCAATTTTTACCACATATCGTAAATAGAAATGAAAGAGAAAACACTAGCAATCATCGGATTCATATCCGCATTCGCATTACTGATGACAATAGGAACTTTGTTCGCAGCTTGGGTATTCAAAGGTGCATTTTAAACGTAAACAAATAAATCAAATATGGAATTAACAGTAACAGGCACAATCAAAGTAATTGAGCCAATCAAGCAAATCAGCGACAAGTTCTCAGTGAGAATGTTTGTCCTAACAGTGCCTAATGGAGAGTACCCTCAGGATGTCATCTTCCAACTAGCTCAAGACAAGTGCAAACTAATCGAGAACTATTCACCTGGTATTCCAATCACAGTGAAATTCAATTTGAGAGGTCGTGAATACAATGGAAAGTATTATAATACTTTGGATGTGTGGAATATTAATTCAATGCCGGTGGTAGATGAGAGCTTTGACGATTCACCTTTCTGATGGGGAAACCATTCGTGACTTCATCGACAGAGAGGTGAGGTCA